AACTCATTTTGTGGGTTGTCTTTTTTGATTATGCAACGAAGGAGGTGGACATATTGGGCTAAATCAACGACAGAAACTATTTGCTAGTGAATATATCAAGCTAGGTAATGCTACACAAGCAGCGATTAATGCTGGGTATAGCGAGAAGACAGCCGGGCGAATCGCTGGGCAAAACTTGAAAAAACTTGAAATTAAGAGCTATATCGATGCCGAAGTTGAGAAAATGCACAGTGAGAACATCATGGATGCTAAAGAAGCCTTGTCCATTCTATCCGACATTGCAAGGGGTAAGCGTGATGAAGAAGTCCTCATGATGAATCCAGTCACTGGTGAAGTCGAACGAGTGACTAAAAAAGCCGATAACAACACGGTTATCAAAGCTATTACTGAAATCTTGAAACGCTATCCAACTGCTAAACAAGCTGAGAAATTGCAACTTGAGATTGAAAAACTCAAATCTCAAATCGGTGGTGATGAAGGACAAGACGAGAAAATCGCTGGCTTCCTAGATATCATCAAAGGAGCTGTGAGCGATGGACTTGACTAAACTTTATACCAAGCGGCAGTTAGATGTGTTGCACTATATCTGGAATCACGATTGGTTTATATGTGGTCTTCACGGCGCTAAACGAGCGGGTAAGACCGTAGTTAACAACGACACGTTTGTAACCGAGTTAAGCCGTGTCAGGAAGATTGCTGATCGTTTAGGCGTGGATGAGCCTATCTATATCCTAGCGGGTACGTCATCAACGTCGATACAGAATAACGTGCTGCAAGAGCTTTATAATAAATACGGTTTCGAGCCAAAGTATGACAAGCATGGCTCTTTCGTTTTTTGCGGTGTAAAAGTCGTGCAAGTATACACTGGCTCTATATCTGGGCTTAAGCGTGCCCGTGGTTTCACGGCGTTTGGGGCTTACGTTAACGAAGCGTCGCTAGCGAATGAGATTGTTTTCAAAGAGATTATCTCACGCTGTTCCGGTGAAGGTGCTCGAGTGGTGTGGGATAGCAACCCAGACAATCCGAATCACTGGCTTAACCGAGATTACATCGGCAAAAACGATGGCAAGATTATAGATTTCAGTTTTAAGCTCGATGATAACACTTTCTTATCAAAGCGCTATATCGATTCTATCAAGGCAGCAACGCCAAAGGGGAAATTTTACGATAGAGATATCTTAGGGATTTGGAGTGTGGCGGAGGGTGCTATCTACGCTGATTATGACAGTAAGATTCACGTAGTCGATGAATTACCAGACATGAGACGCTACTTTGCGGGCATTGACTGGGGTTACACTCACTACGGATCTATCGTGGTGGTCGGTGAAGGTATGGATGGTAACTACTATCTTGTCGATGGCGTAGCAGCGCAATTCAAAGAGATAGATTGGTGGGTAGAGCAAGTTAGGAAACTGATTGACATTTACGGAAACATACCATTCTATGCTGATAGCGCCCGACCAGAGCACGTAGCGAGATTTGAGAACGAAGGGTTTGATATCAGTAACGCTAATAAGTCAGTGATAGCTGGTATCGAGCTTATCGCTAAATTATTTAAAGAACGCAAATTATACGTTAAACGGGGCTTTGTACCTCGTTTTTTTGATGAGATATACCAGTACCGATGGAAAGAGAACAGTACGAAGGATGAACCGTTAAAAGAATTTGATGACGTGCTGGATAGTGTGAGATACGCTATATATTCTGATTTCGTCATCGGTAGTACGGAAAGAGCAAGTTATGATGACTTGCTTAATATGTTTGGTTAGGAGGAATGATGGAACGAACACTATTTACAGATAGCACTGGGCAAGACAGAGTTTTAAACTTGCGATTCCATCGTGGGTCTCGCATTCGCTATCGAGCTGATAGCTTAGAGGAACTCATGGTTGGTAATTGGGAATTGCTGAAACATTTCATCAATCACCACAAATTGAGACAAGCCCCACGCATTCAAGAGCTTATGGATTATGCAAGAGGTGAAAACCATGACGTTCTTAAATCTGGGCGTCGTAAGGATAAGGAAATGGCTGACAAACGAGCCGTGCACAATTATGGCCGTATGATTAGCAAGTTTAAAACGGGTTATTTAGCCGGAAATCCTATCCGTGTGGAATACGACGATAATAACGACCATTCGCAAAACGATGAAGCAATTAAACGCATTGGTCGAATCAACGATATCGACACACACAATAGAACGCTTATCAGAGACTTGTCGCAAACAGGCAGAGCTTATGAACTTATCTATCGCAGTGAGTACGATGAAACACGGATTAAGCGATTAAGTCCGCTAGATACGTTTGTGATTTACGACAACTCGCTGGAAGATAACTCAATCGCAGCCGTTCGATATTACAAGCGTGGAACACTAGAGAGTGCTAAAGAGGTTGTGGAAGTTTACACAGCCGACTACATCTATACGCTTGATGTATCAGATAGCTTTAGTGAAATCTCGGTGACAGCTCACGCATTCGGTACTGTACCGATTACGGAGTTTCTGAACAATGTAGATGGCATCGGTGACTATGAAACCGAGCTCTATCTTATTGATCTATACGACAGTGCAGAATCCGACACAGCGAATCACATGAGTGACATGGCTGACGCTATTCTTGCCATTTATGGTGACTTAGCATTACCTCAAGGCATGAAGGCTAGTGACATGAAACGTACTCGTTTAATGCAGCTTAAGCCGCCTAAATCAGCGGACGGCAAAGAAGGCACAGTTAAGGCTGAATACCTCACTAAATCCTATGATGTCACTGGTGTCGAAGCGTACAAGACACGCTTAAACAAGGATATCCATGTATTTACTAACACTCCAGATATGTCAGACACTAATTTCAGCGGAAATACGTCTGGTGAAGCGTTGAAATACAAATTATTTGGGTTAGATCAAGACAGAATTGATACACAATCACAATTCACGAAAGGGCTGAAACGTCGCTATCGTCTTGCTGCTCGTATTGGCTCATTAGTTAACGAATTTAAAGATTTTGACGAAAGTCTCTTGAATATTATCTTCACGCCAAACTTACCTCGTTCACTTGCTGAACAAGTTGAAGTATTGGCTGGTTTAGGTGGTCAAGTATCACAAGAAACAGCCTTGAGCTTGTCTGGTTTGGTCGAGAGCCCAACCGAGGAACTCGACAGAATGGATAAAGAGGTGTCTAAAATCGATTTTAAGGGGTATTCTAGCGACTTTAACGAACAAGTAGGCAAATACACCGAGGAAGACAAAAAAACGCACACAAACGATTCTACGAGGGTTGACGTATGACGTATTGGTCAGAGCGTATCCAACGGGAGAGAGAACGAGCTGACAAAAAGACAGAAAAAGAGTTTAAAAAAGAGCTCGAAGACCTCTACCGAATGGAATTAGGTCAGCTACGTAAGGAATTGGATGCTTATATCCAGAATTTTGCTGAAAAGAATGGGCTAGCCGTTGAAGATGCAAAGAAACGTGCTAACGAATTTGATATTAAAGGTTTTGAAAGCAAAGCTAGACGCTATGTTGCTGAGAAAGATTTCAGTGCTACGGCTAACGAGGAATTGAGGAATTACAACTTCTCGATGTCAGTTGGTAGGCGTGAGCTGCTTATCCAACAGTTAGAGCTTGAATTGATGTCTCTTGCTGAGGGTGAAGAAAAGCTTATGCGTGAGTACCTAACTACCGCTTATAAAGCTGAAATGGCAAGAGGTAGCTTGTTAGATCAAAGCGTGTTAAAGGGTAACATCTTAGCTCATGCAATGGAGACAGCGGTTAACGCTAACTTCGAGGGTGCTAAATGGTCAGAGCGTATTTGGGGCAGGAATGCACAGTTAAGACAACTAGTTAGAACTGAGGTAACAAGGGCTCTAATCCGTGGAGATAACGGCTTGACGATTGCAAGGCGTATCAGGAAGCACATGGATGTATCACGTACTAATGCAGAGCGTTTGGGTATCACAGAGCATGCTAGAGTCCAGACTTTGGCTCAGCAAGACATTATGAAAGAGAATGGCTTTGAGTATTTCAAGCTCATGCCAGAAAGTCGAGCGTGTTCGATTTGCAAAGGCATTGGCGAGGAGACAGAAAAGAATCCTGTCAGAATCGTTGATATGGAAATTGGAAAGAATGCGCCGCCTATTCATCCATACTGTCGATGTGCAGTAGTTGAGGTTGAATAGTGCACCATGTTTTCAAGAAACCGTAGGGGGCGAGCCTCTAATGGTGCATAGGGCTATTTTAGGCCCTAAATAAACATTACTACCGTGGCTTATAGGTGAACACACCAGACAGGACTAGATAGGGCGTAGCTAGCCTTATCGTGGCTTGGAAGGAGTGGAGCTTATAGGACTAGATAGGAGAACAAAATGGAAACAGATAACACAACAGTCGAAACGGTCGAATCTACAGAAGTAAGCCAAGACGTTGATAACAATCAACCGAGCGACTTCCAAGCGCCGCAATCACAGTCAGAACTGGATAGTATTGTTAACAAGGCGGTCCAAACTGCTTTGAAGAATCATAAAAAGGGCGAAGAAGCACGAGTAAGCGAAGCTATCGCCAAAGCTCTACAAAAAGAACAAGACTATTCTAAATTATCTGCTGCTGAGCGTGCGAGCAAGGAATTTGAAGACCAAAAAGCAGAATTTGAAAAGCAAGTAGCACAATTTGAGTTTGAAAAGCTGAATATGGCAGTTAAAGAGGACCTTGTTTCTAAAGGTTTACCAGTCGAATTGGCTGATATGTTTAGCCATGCCGAGAATGCCGCTGAGGCTCTTAAATTGGTCGGCACGTTTGAGAAAGTCTTTAACGATGCCGTCGCTAATCAAGTCAAAGCTACTATCCGTCAGAACTCGCCTAAAGCCGCAAGTGCCGGTGACGCTCAAACGGATAATTTCGGGGCTCAACTTGCTAAGTCTACGAGCGTTACGGCTGCTCGTTTTATCTAAAGCAGAAAGGAATCTTTAAATGTCAACAACAAAAATCTTTGACACTTCGAACATTGTTCGCTCATTGCCTTACAAAGCAGTAGCGGCGACAGTAGACAAAACTTATGACGGTGTATTGGTAGATGGCAAGAAATACATCAAAGCCGGCACTTTGGTAGCTGCTAAAGACGGCTCAATCTTTGATGATCGCACAAAAGCAGTTGTGGAAAACAAGACAGCCCCAGAAGGTATTGTTCTCTACGACGTAGATTTGACAATCGAGAACGCTGTATCGGTGCTCTATGCTGGTGAGGTCTACAAGAACAAAGTAAACGGTGGAGATGTAAGCGACGTTGTTAAGAAAGCTTTGCCACTCGTTAAATTTATCTCTGAGAAATAAAAGGGGGACTATTAAAACATGGGACTTATTTATGATAAGGTAACCGCATCTAACATTGCTGGTTACTTCAATGCATTGCAAGAAAATGTTAACTCAACTTTGGGTGAGTCTATTTTCCCAGCACGCAAACAACTTGGAACTAAATTATCCTACGTCAAAGGAGCGTCTGGGCAAGCTGTTGTGTTGAAAGCCGCTGCATTCGATACTAACGTTACAATTCGTGACCGTGTTAGCGCTGAGATGCATGACGAACAAATGCCATTCTTCAAAGAGGCTATGCTTGTTAAGGAGAATGACCGTCAACAACTTAATCTTGTGAAAGATTCTGGCAACGAAGCGTTGGTTAACACAATCGTAGCTGGCATTTTCAACGACGATGTGACACTTATTAACGGTGCTCGTGCCCGTCTTGAAGCTATGCGCATGCAAGTTCTTGCCACTGGTAAGATTGCATTCACAAGTGGCGGTGTTGACAAAGATATCGACTACGGCGTTAAACCAGAACACAAGAAACAAGTGACTAAGAGCTGGGCTGATGCGGACGCTAAACCTCTTGCTGATCTTGAAGAAGCTATCGAAACAGCACGAGAACTTGGGCTTAACCCAGAACGTGCTGTAATGAATGCTAAAACATTCGGTCTTATCCGTAAGGCTGCATCAACAGTTAAGGTTATCAAACCGCTTGCTGGCGATGGTGCAGCGGTTACTAAATCAGAACTTGAAAACTATATCGCTGATAATTTCGGTGTGTCTATCGTTCTTGAGAACGGCACTTACCGCAATGATAAAGGTGAAGTTTCTAAGTTCTTCCCAGACGGTCACTTGACACTCATTCCTAACGGTGCTCTTGGTAATACTGTGTTCGGTACTACTCCAGAAGAATCAGACTTGTTTGCTGATAACACTGTTAATGCGGATGTTGAAATCGTCAATAACGGTATCGCAGTTACAACAACTAAGACTACTGATCCAGTCAACGTCCAAACTAAAGTTTCTATGGTAGCATTGCCATCGTTCGAACGCTTGGATGATGTTTACATGCTTACTGTAATTCCAGCGCTCTAATAGGTATTACTATGAATATCGTTTTAAAAGCATTTATGGATAAAACCGACGGCACAGTTTATTACGCCGGTGATCTGTACGATGGCGAACGTACTGAGGAACTCATTGAGCTGGGGTACGTGCAAGACGACAAACCAAAGAAGAAGACTAGAGCTAAGAAAACTGCTGAATAGCGAGGTATGGCATGAAGACGTTAGATAAAGACCAAATCATTGAAAACGTTTCTGTTGACCTCGACACTAACGACGATGGCTTGCTTGAAATTCTGTTGGAGCGTGTCGTTAACCACTTCAAAGCAGAATATGGTGTCGAAGAAATCGATAACAAGCTAGCATTCATTTTCGAAGATTGCGTGATTAAGCGTTTCAATCGTCGAGGTGCTGAGGGTGCTAAATCTGAGTCAGTGGATGGCCATTCTATGTCGTATTATGACAACGAGAATGAATTTAAGCCTTATGACGACATGTTACAGCGTTTATACGGCAATTCTGGGCAAGCTAAAGAGGGCGAGGTGCTATTTCTATGAGATACGCTGATACCGTAGTGCTAAAATATAACGATAAGACAAATAAGCGCTACGACCCCGAATCAGGTCGCATGGTAGGTGGTAAGGAGTGGGCTAGAACGATAGCGTGCAATGTCACTGGTGCCAGTCTTGACTTACAAGCTAAACTAGGAGACCTATTAAACACTAATAGCATCGTCATTAGATTTAGAAGTCCTATAACAGTTGGAATTGACACGATTGAATATAATGGTGGAAAATACAAACCCGTTACTGTGAGGGACTATCTAGCTGGTCGCAACGTCATCTATGCAAATAAGGTAGGCAAATAATGGCGACACTAGAATTTGAAGGTTTGGACGAAATGGCACAAAGTCTTTTGAGGAACGCCTCGCCCGAAAAACGCTTAAAGGTTTTGCGAAAGTATGGTGCTAAAGTCAAAGAGGCTGCTATTAACAAGGCACAATTCACCAAAGGTTATTCAACGGGTGCGACTCGCAGAAGTATTACCTTGCAAGCAAGTGGCAATCAAGCTGTTATCGAAGCCTTGACTAACTATTCGGGCTATGTCGAAGTAGGTACACGAAAGATGGAGGCACAACCATTCATGAAACCGGCGCTTGAAGAAGTAGTGCCAGAAATGGTCGAAGAAATGGCGAAATGGGACGAAACATGAAACAACCAGATCAGTTACTTCATGACAAAATGTTTCGGATTAGTGATGAGCTAGGATACGACACCTACGCTTATTTGCCGCCCGAAAACGTGGCCTATCCATTCGTTGTCATGGGTGAAACAAAGGTCTTGCCACAAGCTACCAAATCGCACTTAATAGGGCGTTTATCGTCTACAGTGCATGTTTGGGGGCGTGTGGATGACCGTAAATTATTATCAGATATGGCTGGACAGTTAATGTCTAGCTTTTTTGCTATCGAAAACATTGACGGCATGCAGTTTTCAGCAGAGGTCAATCAATCTTCAATCGATAGCAATCGAGACAATAGCACGGATGAAGTCTTGTATCACTTCATCGTCTATACGTATTTTAAATTTGTTTAATTTAGGAGGAAGAAATGGCTGAAACTAAAGTCAAAGAAGCCCTTTTAGGGAAAGAAAAAATCTTGATGTTCCGTAAGTTTGGAGACAAGACAGCAGCGGCTAAACTTGCCTTGCAAACTGAACATGAGTGGGAATACTCACGAGATGCAGACACTACGAAAACCAAAGATGGTGCCGTAGTGGCAGACGGTGGTCTTGAAACTAAGCTTTCAATCACTGCCATCGGAACTAAGGACGAACTCAACGAAATGTTGAAGAAATCAGTAGTGGATGGTTATAAAGTCGAAGTTTGGGAAATCGACTTGTCAGACAAGAAGGACAATGGGAAATATGGCGCACTCTATGCCATCGGACGCTTGTCTAACTGGAAAGTGCCAGCTAACGTTGAGGAACTTGTGGAAATTGAATCAGAAATGTCAGTCGAAGGTAAACCACAAGCTGGTGAAGCTACATTGACGGCTGAGCAAGTCAAGGAAATTCAATACACATTCCAAGACACAACTGCGATCAATTCCCTCTAATAGTATGTAATTATCTTGAGCCAAGCTGTTTCAGTTTGGCTTTTTATTTTAGAAAAAAATAGGAGTAAACAAACAATGAACACAATCACTATCGACAACAAAGACTACACTTTGACTTACGGCTTCGACTTCATCCGAGAGCTTGACAAACGCTATTCTGTTTCAGACGGTGGTGTTTCGTTCGGTTTCGGTGTACAGCACGCAGTCGTTGATTTGCAACAAAAAAACCCAGTTATCTTGCTTGACCTCATTCAAGCAGCAACTATCACAGAGCGTCAAAAACCGTCTGTTAAAGGCATTGAAGCTTATGTTGTTGAAGTAGCTGAGAAAGACCAACTTGACACACTTTTCGAAGATTTTTTATCAGCATTGCGTACGCAACCTTTGACGAAAGCAACCGTGAAACGAGTGGAAGACGCAACGGAGTAGCCAAAGCCGCAAGTGATAACCAAGATTCAGCTGAAACGTATGAGGAATTAATAACTAATGCGATGGCTGATTTTGGTGTGTCATTGCTTGAAGCTCGAAGGATGACACTTAAAGAGATGAAACTCTATCAGAAAGCGCATAAGAAACGCTTTTTGAATAAAGAAAGAGAAATCTATCAACTTGCTTATCTGAATCGCTTGGCAAACGCCACGACGAAAGACGGCAAGAAGTACCACTTCGAGAAATTTGACGACTTCTATAATGCTGAAGAACGAGCCCGTGAGGTGTTGGGTGAAAAGATCACTAACAGCAAGCTATTAGAGCGGGCTAGGAATAATCTTAATTACAAACGAGAAAGAGGGTTGCTAGATGGCGGATAAAACATTTAACGTCCGAGCGATATTAAGCGCTCAAGACAACGGCATGTCTAGCGCACTCAAAAGGGCGCAACAAAACGCTGAGAATTTAGGCAAAACTGGCACTAAGTTAGGCTCGGTTTTCAAAAGTGTTTTGGGTGCTAATTTAGTTAGTGCTGGTATTACTAAGGGAATCGGAGCATTGACTAGTGGGGTCAGAGGACTAGTCGGAGAACTAAACAGCTCTACTAAGGCTTGGAAAACTTTCGACGGCAGTTTGAGTCAGCTTGGTTGGGGTAAATCAGAGATTGCGTCAGCCAAGAAAGCGATGCAAGACTATGCAACACAAACCATCTATTCAGCCTCCGACATGGGGACTACATTCTCACAAATGGCTGCTATTGGGCGCAAGGACGCTGGGAGCTTGGTGAAGGCTATGGGTGGGCTGGCCGCATCGGCTGAAAACCCAAAACAAGCCATGAAAACACTTAGCCAACAAATGGTCCAAGCGATGACTAAGCCTAAAATTCAATGGCAAGATTTCAAGTTGATGATGGAGCAATCACCAGCGGGGATGGCTGCCGTTGCTAGAGAGATGGGCATGTCTCTGGATGATCTTGTAAGTAAAATCCAAAACGGCGAGATTAAGACTGAGGATTTTGCAGAGGCATTCAAGCGAGCTGGTGACTCTATGCAGCACTTAGCCACTAGATATAAGTCGGTGGATGAGGCTGTCGGGGGACTGTATGAAACGGTCTCTACGAAATTGCAACCGGTCTTTGAAAAACTAAGCGACAAAGCTATTAGAGGAATCGAGGGTATCATTGATACTCTTGGTAAAATCGATGAAGTTTCTGTGCAGAGGTTTGCAAACGGCCTTAGTAAAGGGATTGATAAAGCGGTTAAAGGCGTAAGTCAAACCGTGCAAGCTTTTTGGCAAGGTTTTAGCAACACTGGGGCCATAAAAGGTCTTAGCAACGCATTTAGATACATTGCCAGTCAAGTAAAATTGGCGTTTGGAAGTATCGACTTTAAAAACCTAACTAAAGGTCTAGGCAGTGCTCTAGGCGATATCACCAACGGCTTATCAAAAGCCTTAACAATTGCTACTAGATCAATCAAGAGCTTTATCAGCTCATTTGCTGATACAGGGGCATTTAGAGCGTTTAAATCAGCGGTGCAAGATACTTGGAACGCTCTTAAAACTATCGGTTCGTCTTTGGGTGAGGTGCTGGGTAGCTCACAAGTGCAGTCAGCCATTGCAAGTATTGGCTCAGCTCTTGGAACGCTTGTAAACTGGATATCTCAAGCAGCGTCAGCGGTTGCTAAATTTGTAAGCAGTCTACCTAAAGGGGTGCTTAACGGCGTTACTAGCGGTATTTTGGCAATGGTAGCAGCGTTTATGACTGCCAAGACTGGCATTTCAGCGGTAGGTGCTGCAATGAAAGGATTGAACTTTCTTAAAAGCCTTAATCCTTTCAAGAAATTCGGAACGGATGCAGCAGAAGGCATGGCTCAAGCTGCTACTAGTGCAAGCAGTGGCAAGAGCAAGATTGCCCAAGTGTTTGAGAGTATCGGCGGCGTGATTAAAAACGCTGGTTCAGCAATATCACAAGCTGCCAAGGGTATTGGAACGGGTATCTCTACAGCATTTAAGGGGATTGGTACAGCTATCAAAATTGCCTTACAAGGTTTGAGAGGCCTCAACCCAGCAACCTTGCTTTCATTCGGTGCTGCCGTAGCTATCGCAGCAGTCGGAATTGGCACAGGGATTGCTATTATCTCAGCGGGATTCGCACTTTTAGCCACTCAATCGCAAGGCGTTTCACAAATCTTAAATGCCGTAGGTTCAGCGTTTAGCACAGTTGTGCAAGGAATCGGAAAAGCAGCAGGGGCTATCGTTGAAGCGTTCGGGACTGCTTTTGGCATTATCGTCAAGGCGGTCGGTGAAGCTGCACCTGGACTTGCTAAGTTAGCGCCATTGGTTGAAGCGGCTGGCACAGCTCTAGGAAATGCAGCGCCATTCGTTACAGCGTTTGGAGCAGCACTAACTTCTATTTTGGGAGTATTGCCAACCGTAATTAATGCATTGTCTAATTGGGTTACTGCTTTAGGTGCTGCAATCAGTGGAATCATCGAAGTATTCACTCCGATTGTCCAAATTATCAGCGACACAATCACAGCAGTAGCTCAAATCATTGCTAACGCTATCGTGGCAATCGCTCCGGTTATTTCAAATTGCATCGTTCAAGTTGCTCAAGTGATTGGTCAATTTGGTCCACAGATTGCAATGGTTTTACAAGTAATCGTGCAAGGCATCCAAGCAACAGCACCAGTCATTATGACCTTGATTCAAGGGATTGTTACAGTCGTTCAGACGATGGCACCAGTCATTAGTCAAGTGATCTCTGCCATTGTTGCGGTTGTTCAAACATTGGCGCCTATCATAAGCCAAATCATTTCAGCGATTGTGACAGCCATCACTCAAATAGTACCTATCATTACGGCAATTGGTGGTGTGATTAGTGCTGCATTTAGTGGCATTGCATCCGTTGTGTCAGCGGCAGGAATGGCAATTGCTACAGCCGCTATGGGTATCGGTACGGCTATTAGTACGGCCCTTAGTGGTGTGGCAAGTATCATCAGTGCTACTGGTAGCGCCATCGGTGCAGCATTGCAAGGCATTGCTAGTGTAGTGCAATCAGTCGGGACATCAATCAGCACAGCGGCGGAAGGTATCGGAAACGGTATCAAATCAGCGTTTGAAGGTATTTCAAGCGTTATTACCTCAGCTGGTAGTGCAATTAGTAGCGTATTGAATAGCCTTGCTAACGTATTCAATTCAATCGGTACGGCTGCTCAAAAGGCTGGTACTGGTTTCAATCAGCTTGCTAACGGTGTCGTTAAGATTACCAACACCAATCTTGGAGACATGGCTGCATCTCTTGCAGCAGTAGCTAAAGGTGTAGGCTCTATTGGTAACAATTCAGCTGGTTTAGCAAAAGCTGGAACAGGTATGACTCAGCTTGGTAATGGTATGAGTAAGGTGTCTAGTTCAGCGTCTAGTGCTGTATCTGGTTTGACATCATTCTCAACTACGATTACAAGCATTCAATCGTCATTCACTAGCTTACAATCACTATTGACATCAGCGGGAACAGCGTTTAGCACGTTCTCAAACCAAGCTAGTCAATCGCTAGTTGGCTTAACGGCTATTGTAGGACCTATCACTACGTTTAGAGCAGAAGTCATGACACTAGCCCCAGCATTAACGCAAGCGGCAAGTGGATTGACTCAATTCAGCTCTATTTCAACAACATTGAGCTCTAGCATGGCTGCTATTAGTGCAAGCATGACTGTGTTAACTGCTAGTCTAACAAGTTTGGCTAGTCAATTAACCATGATTACTAGCAGCATGACAACCGTGTCAGCGGGTATGACCATGTTTGGCACTGGTATGACTGCGATTGGCACAGCGCTAACGATGTTGAATAGTCAATTTATGATGTTCACTACATCGCTAACACAATTGACAACGCAATTCATGACAGCGGTAATGCCGCTTAACATGTTCAACATGGCACTAACCATGATGACGCCAGCTTTGATGTTGGCATCTACTGGATTCATGCAATTTAACGCTCAAGTCATGCAATCTGTAACTGGAATGACTGCTCTATCAACTGCAATTGCTACCATTCCAGCTATTCTTACAGCCGTAGCGAGCACCGCTAATAATGCAGCATCAGCTATCATGCGAATTGCAACTACCGCACCACTTATCGCTAGCGCCATGAATAGTGCAGCTGGACAAGTCCAGTCAGCTATGCAGCGCATGGCGCAAGCAGTACAGTCTAGTGGTCAGCGTATGATTCAAATGGGGCGTCAAGCGGGGACTCAGACTGGTCGAAATATCGCAAGCGGTATTCAATCAGCGGTTGGGCAAGTAGGCTCAGCTATGGATAGCTTGGTTAATGCGGCGGCTGCCAGAGCCAATGCTGGTGTAGGACGCATGAGAGCGGCAGGGGCGCAAATCGGTAACGGTTTGGCTCAAGGTATGCTATCAGCTCTAGGAGCAGTAACAGCGGCAGCTAATGCCCTTGTAGCCCAAGCAGAACGAGCAGCACAAGCGGCAGCCAAAATCCACTCACCATCACGGTTGTTCCGTGATAACGTCGGTATCTATATCGGTCAAGGTTTGGCTGTTGGTATTGATAAGAGTGTTAAATACGTCAAGTCATCAATTGCTGACATGATTGATACTGCTAGCCGATACGCTATCAGTGCCCGTGATCTATTCGAAGATAACAATATCTTTGATAGTTTCGATGGTGGCAAGATGCGAGGTAGCATTGATTTGTCATTAGCAGACGATGCGAGAATGGATAGATTAGAGCAAGCGCTTGACCTTATCACTGATTTAGTGGGACGTCCGATTTCAATTAATATCAATGGCCGTGAATTTGCTTATGCAGCCGCTGATGACATGAGTAGCTATCAAAAAGCGCAAGAATTCACTTACAAACGAATGAGAGGGCTTGAATAATGGCTTTATTTCAATTTAACGGATATGACTTAAACGACTATTTCAAGCTAATCAAAGTAGAGCATGAGATAGGAAACGAACGGTCTATCTCAACAGATTCAGCGCCATCGATTGGCGTTAACGTTCAACAAGTCAATATCGGGGCTAAGAAGATTAAGGTGACAGTCAGCCTAGCCACTAGAGACTTGGCTGATATGACATTTATTGACCCTAATCAACCGGCACCGACTGACAACGGGCAGTTTTACCGAGCGAGAGAGGAAGCTGCCAGAGTGCTACACACCAAAAAAGCGGTTAAGCTCTGTTTACCAACGGAGCCTGACCGCTATTATTTGGCGCTCGTTAAAGGTGAGGTCAATCTCAGAGGTATCTCTGATTGGTATGACCAAGCAACGATTGAATTTATCGTACCGGACGGAGTAGCGCATTCGACTACTTACAAGCGTGTTACTGATTTTCGTGAAGACAAAGGTAAAATGATTTTCCCGATAAATAACGAAGGCTCTACGGATGCTTATCCAGTTATCACGCTGAAAGCAAACGACGAGAACGGGTATTACGGTCTTGTCAGTGATAAGTTTGCGTTCGAAGCCGGAAACAATGAAGAAGCTGACGGGAAGATTGTTTCTAAATCTGAGACACTTTACGATTTTAGGGGAGACAAAATCACCCAAGCTCTCGCTAGAGGGGCTAAGAATGTCGGTCTTACAAATGTTCAAGAGGAATTACGAGGAACGCTTGAAATAAGAAACCTATGGGATAGACCACACCTTGCATTGAGAGACCCGGATGTCAATATCAACCAAAATCAAACGGCATCCTTGACATTTGATGTTCCGGCTGACAGTAGCGGGAACGTCGGAGGGTTGACGGAATATTTGTGGTGGAGACAGATATTCTGGGCTGGGCACATCTCACAGTACGGTTTCATGAAAGTTTCTGTGACCGATGCCGCCGGCGAGTTCCTTTATGGAGTTGAAACATTCAAACGAAGCATGGGTATTGATAGTGAGTACAATTTCTTGGCGTCGGATGGTAAAGGTGGTTATAAATTCTTAAAACAATGGAATTTTAAAGCAACCCATTTGAACGAACACAACCCATTCAACGAAGGGCGTGGCTGGTCGGACATTACAAGAGAGAACGATAAATTAACGTTCTATTACTGGGGTACTTATCACAGCTATACGGTTCCCGAAATCAAAAACAAGAAATCGGCAAAGATACACTTGACATTGTCAAATATCCCAACGAAATCATTTGTAACTCACGCATATTTTGACGAGTTTCGCTACGCAAAAACAAACAACAACTTCATAGAAGATGTGCCAAACCGTTACATCCAAGGAAGTACCGTTGTTATCAACAGCGAGAATGACACGTTGATGCTTAACAACTTATACAACCTAGACCAAATTGTGGACGGATCGTTGTGGCCAGTGATTCCACCGGGTAGGTCAGAAATTGAGATTGTTCAATCGACATGGGCTAAGAAAAAACCCAGTGTAACTATTGAATTTGAAGAAAGGTGGGTTTAATGCTCTTAACCATCCATGATAATGAGTTAAAAAAAGTTGCTTATATTGATAACGACAAGCAATCCACATTAAACTTTTTCAATGACAAATGGACGCGATCGCTTGAGAGTGGGACGTCCGTTTTTGAGTTCTCTGTTTTTAAAAAGAGTGTTAAAGCTAATTCTAAGTTAGAGCTTGCTTACAAGTATCTCAATGAGAGAGCTTTTGTCAGCTTCAAATATAAGAAACGCTCATATCTCTTCAACATCATGAAAACCGAAGAAAATGAGCACACTATCCGATGTTACTGTGAGAATCTCAGTCTTGAGTTGCTTTTGGAGTATCAAAACAGTTACAAAGCACCTAAAGCGATGAGTTTTAAAGAGTATTTCGAAGCTTGGGGATTGTCCGAATACGCTAAGTTAACCCTTGGCGTTAACGAGGTTTCTGATCAGAAAAAAACGCTCGAATGGGAAGGGCAAGAGACAACTTTAGCTCGTTTAATCTCGTTAGCTCGAAACTTCGACGCTGAAATTGAATTTGACACACGATTAAAACCAAACAGTCAACTAGATAAGTTCATTCTCAATGTCTATAAGGCACACGGTGGTAAGAATCAAGGAGTAGGGCGTAAACGTGCTGATATTGTTCTAAAATATGGCAAGAATGTATCTGGTATCAAACGCAGCATTGATAAGACACAGCTCTACAATGCCATTAGACCTGTCGGGCACAAAGAGGAAACGAAAGAGAAAGTCAATAAGGTTTCTAACCCAGCTACTAGTCAAGCGGCTAGCGGTGGCAAGAAATATACTGGTGGCAATCTGTCCTACGCAGGACACCCATTGAGTGCTGCATTAGTGCAGACTATCTTGAATCTATGTGTTCAACGTAACCTCTTGCCGTCGGGTGTCCTAGCTCAGCTCTATCTTGAGTCTTGGTGGGGCGCTTCAAACGTGGCCAGAGTTGATAATAACTGGGGTGGTATCACTGGGGGTGCCCAGACTCGCCCTAGTGGTGTTGTCGTTACCACTGGTAGTGCTAGACCCGCTAACGAGGGCGGGACGTATATGCACTATGCCAGCGTTGATGACTACATGAAGGACTACACCTATCTACTAGCAGAACAGACAAGTGGTGGCCGTAAAATGTACGGCGTCAAAGGCAAGCAGAATATCGAGGAATATACAAAAGGGCTCTTCCGAATCGGTGGAGCTCTTTATGATTATGCTGCCGCCGGTTACGCTCACTATATCGCTCTTATGCGAGATATTCGAAACGGGATTAACCGAACGAATGGAAACATTCTGGACAAGCTTGACGATTTGTGGAGACAACCAAATAACCAAGTCACCCAACCTAACCAGCCAGTCACTAGGACGGTCAAGGCTGATAAAGTTATCGCCGTTATCAACGAAATGCAAGGGTTGAAAGGTCGTCGAGTTGGTAGTGGTCAATGTTACGCATTGGCGGCGTGGTACTCGATGAAATTAGGCGGTCCCGGTCTTGGCGGTGGTGTAACTGGCATCTCTGGGTTGATTGGTGCTGGTATGGCAGCGGGCAAGATTGGTACTGACTACGCATGGGATAGATTTGGCTGGAGTGTTGTTAGACCTAGCAACCCCAATCAACTAAAAGCTGGGGCCATCGCTAACATCAAGCCTTACAACGCTTACCAAGGGACATCGGTTTGGGGACACGTTTCAATTATTGTAGCTAACAACGGTAGCACTGTTACAGTTTTGGAGCAAAACTATGCTGGGCGTCAATACGTTGTCCAAAACAGCTACCCAGCAAACGCTTATTTAGGCGCTATTGAAACACTATGTTACCCGCCCGAATTAAAAGAGGGCAAAACCGTCGAAGGTAGAACTGAAACGGGTAGCACGCCAAACGTTACCGCTCCAGAGGTCGAAACCAAAGAAACTTCTGTCAGCACAGTTGAAGTCACTATCGATCCGAAGAAAAAACAGGAGTGGAAGAACGACAAAGGGCAAGTCGAGTTTTTCCTCGACACAGGCGTGCTATATGCACCTCTTTCAAAAGATTTATACCCCGCTATTTTGACCGGTAAGGAAGGTAAAGATAACTGGATTCGTAAAGATATGGAAGTCGAGACAGACAGTGAAGACGTGCTTATTTCGACAGCGCTTAGAAATCTACGCAAATTCTGTTATCCAGCCATCACTTATGAGGTTGATGGTTTCCTTGACCTCGATATTGGTGACACAGTTAAAATCCAAGACACTGGTTTCTCACCTATGCTTATGCTTGAAGCCCGTGTCAGCGAGCAACAGATTAGTTTTTCTAATCCCGTTGAAAATAAAACAGTTTTCGCTAACTTTCAAGCTTTACGAAACAAGGTATCTGATAGTTTGCTATCTCGTATGGCTAAATTGGCTGAGCAAGCCATCCCTTACGAGTTAAAACTTTCAACAGATAACGGGACTACGTTTAAGAACAATGTCGGTCAAAGTGTCTTGAAGGCATCCCTTGAGAGAAATGGCAAGGTTTACCAACCGCTTTTCTTCTACAAAAATGGTGATGCGATTATCGGTACTGGCAATCAGTTAGTTGTTAGGCCAACCGATTTTGAAAACACCTTACAAGTTACCGTCGAAGCCTACCTTGATGACGAGTTAGCAGCAAGCGCTGAGGTTACATTCACCGAGGTGGTAGATGGCGAACGAGGTCCTAAAGGGGACAAAGGTGACAGAGGTAACGATGGACTACCCGGCAAAAATGGGGTAGGCATCAAGAATACCACTGTAACCTATGGGCTATCTGACAACGAAACAGCCCAACCCACCAATTGGACGGCAAACCCACCGACATTGGTTAAAGGCAAGTATCTTTGGACCAAAACAGTCTGGACATATACCGACGACACCTCTGAAACTGGATATCAGAAAACCTACGTGGCCAAAGATGGGAACAACGGTAATGATGGGATAGCCGGTAAAGATGGCGTAGGAATTAAGAAAACCACAATCACTTACGCAGTGAGTACGTCCGGAACGACTGCACCAACGACTGGTTGGAATAGCCAAGTACCGAATGTACCTGCTGGGCAATTCCTTTGGACCAAGACGGTTTGGACTTATACGGATAATACCAACGAAACGGGCTATTCAGTGTCTAAAATCGGTGAAAAAGGGGATAAAGGCGAACGTGGAGCGCAAGGTGAGCGTGGCCCACAAGGTTTGCAAGGCCCGCAAGGAATCCAAGGAATCCCGGGCGTTAAGGGTACGGATGGTAAAACACAGTATACCCATATTGCTTATGCTGATAACACAATCGGTGGTGGTTTTAGTCAAACAGACACCAACAAACCATTTATTGGTATGTATCAAGATTTCAATGCTATTGATAGTCAAAACCCGCAAGATTACCGTTGGTCTAAATGGAAGGGTAGCGACGGGCGAGATGGCATTCCCGGCAAAGCTGGGGCGGACGGAAGAACACCTTACGTTCACTTTGCTTATGCCGATAGTGCCGATGGCCGAGATGGTTTCAGTTTGACCCAAAATGGTAGCAAGCGCTATTTGGGCGTATGTACTAATTTCAACCAAGCAGACAGCACTAATCCAGCAGATTATGTTTGGAATGATATGGTTGGTAGCGTGTCGGTCGGTGGTGAAAACTTAATAACAAACTCAGCTTTTCCCAAAATGCTTGATAATTGGGGTTTTTGGGAAGCGCCACAGTCGAACGTCAATCTATCCATTTCGAACCATAGTTTTTACTACAACAGCGCTAGACCGCTGTTCCTGCTAAGAACATCATCGTCATCATTAGTCCCAGCTTCTACGCTACGTTTCCCGGTCAAACGAAACACTGACTATTCGTTCAACATTCAAACGTTTGCCACTGGAAACATCAAGGGTGTAGATATCTACTTCCTTGGTCGGAAGTCGAACGAAACGAATAAAACTTTTACCAAGGTTGTCAATTTTAAATCTCATAACGGTTCCCCATCTACTGGTGGGGTTGTTAAATGGCATCTAACGTTCAACTCCGGCGAATGTGATGAAGGTTTTATCCGCATTGACAACAAAGGGACGACCAACGACAGTGAGTCGTTGCTATTCTTCACCGAACTAGACTGCTATGAAGGTACGACTGACCGAGCATGGCAAGCGTCTCCTAAAGATTTAGAGAAACAACTAAATAGCAAGGCCGATAGTGCATTGACGCTTGAGCAAATTAATGCACTTAACGAAAGAGCGGGGATAATTCAAGCTGAGATGGAAGCCAAGGCAAGCGCTGAAATCTTGAATAATTGGATTAAAACATACCAAGATTTCGTTAAATCAAACGAAGCGGAACGTGCCGCAGCTGAGAAAGCTCTGGTTAGTGCAAGTCAACGAGTGTCAACCATCGCTAAAAATTTAGGTGAGCTGTCTGATCGTTGGGATTTCATCGACACATACATGAGTTCGTCAAATGACGGTCTTGTAATCGGTAAGAATGACGGTAGCTCAAGCATGATGTTTAACCCAAACGGGCGCATTTCAATGTTTAGCTCTGGAGTTGAGGTAATGTACATCTCACAAGGTGTTATCCACATAGAGAACGGTATTTTCTCTAAAACTATCCAAGTCGGACGGTATCGAGAGGAACAATACCATATCAACCCAGACATGAATGTCATTCGATATGTAGGAGGTTTTTAATCAATGGCTGAATTTTGGAGTAACAACGATAGAGGTTACAGGCTTAGACTTTGGATTGACCAAGTAAGTCAAGATGCCGTTGCAAACACTAGCCGAGTACGTTTCCAGTTAGCTATTT